GATGTATTTCTATAATGTGTTGGTAAATATCCGCTCAAATGTGTTACTTCTACAATACTTCCTGTTCCTGCGTTTATTACTTTTGAACCTGAATATGGTTGAATATTTAATTTGCTTTCATAATAAATAGATGATGTTAATTCTGTTCCACCTCTTGGGTCACCCTTACCATTTATAACTACTTTATATTTAACCACATCTCTTTGCTTTTGTTCCTTAACTAAATCCACTCTAATTCTTTCTTTAACTCGTCTACCATTTTTATCAAAATAAGTTCTAATCGCATGTCCGTTTTCTGCATAAATACCAAATCCAATTGTTTCATAATCACTTTGTCCCACTATTGTATTTATATCATATATGTCAATTTCTGTTAATATAGTTGGTAAATCCAAACCAGTATCTATTGTAACATCTCTTTGATATGATTCTGCGTTTATACTTTGTAGTGATGCCGTATAAATTTCTACATCATATTGATAATTTTCTCCAATTATACTATCTAATGATGCCGTATAAATCTCTGCATAATATTGATTATTTTCTCCACTTATATTTTCGGATAAATTTGCATCTAAAATTGTTTCTAATTGGTCGTTTATTCCTGTTAATATTGTTGTATCACTATAATGAATTTCTACCTCTTGTTGATATTCATCTCCGGTTGGTTTTGTTCTTGCAACCTTACTTCTCTCTAAAATATGTGGTTCAATCAATAAACCGGTAGTTGCTTTAACTCTTGCAGGTAACATTTTCTTAATATCTTCAAACATAGATTTCTCATATAGTTTGATTAAGTTAATGTATGCGTAAATATCTCTATTGTCAAATCTTTTAAAATAATAATTTCTTAAATTATCTAATGATTTGTAATTTGGTTTATAATCGTCCGATGGGTCACCAATATAGTTATCCAAATTGATTCCACCAAATGATTTAGCAATATCAATGTTTAATTCTTTTGTTGGTGAGAAAAATAATCCCACTCTATTAGAATCTACCGGTGATTGGTCGAATGCTTTTTTAGTTGCTCTAGTTTTAACAGACAAATCAATTCCACCACTTACATCATTACTCTCAAAATCTGTTTGTGTTTCAAATCTAACTTTGTTTGTAGAATATCGTGTAGAACCCATATCTGGTATTTCTAAAACAACACTTCTATCTATTGCTTCAAATTGATATGGATATGTTGTTATTGAATTTGGAAAATATGCCGATGCTGATAATAGTGCTGATGGGTTTTCTGACAATAATATTGAACCTGATGTAATTGTTATATTTCCACCTTCTAATTTGTTTCTTGTTACACTTGCACTAAAATATATATTTGTATCAACATTTATTAAAGAAGATGTTAATGCTAAGTTTTTAGGATATTCAAAATCTAAACGGAAATATAAATCTGCAGTTGAAGATGAAATACTATTACCATTTATCATTTCAGGAAAAGAAACGTGTTCGTAAAATCTATCCGTATCTAATACCTCCGACCACAAACGGAACTCATCGATACTACCACTATAATATCCACCCAATCTAATTCTAGACCCGGTATTCCAATTACTACTAGATACAGATGCGGATATTGATTCTTCAAATATTGTTCTTTCTTTATTTGCCTGTCTTACATCTAATTTTAATCCATTAGAACCACTACTTACCGATAAACCAAAAAATCTATCATTAAATATTGGTAATAAAGATGTAGACATTGAAATTGAACCCGAATAATTGAATATTACTTTACCATATTGACTATCTGTTGAGCCACTTAATTTTACATTCCAATTACTACCCGATATTATTGTTGAACCCGAAATATTAATTGGGTTTAAGAATAATTCAATTGTATTTGGTTTTCTAACTTTATCCGTAGTTTTCCAATCCATTTCTAAATAAGAACCACTTATCATTTTTAATGCAGTAGTTACATTATCATAAACTAATTTACTTTTAGATGTTTCAGTTACTTCTGGCCCACCAAACTCTAAAATTGAAAGATTTGATGATGGAATACCATAACAACTCATTAAAGCGTATATACCTCTTCTAGTTCCTTTGTGTTTTAATAGATAAGGTAAGTTATTTATAATTCTTCTCCATACCTCATATGTTCTTTGTTTTGCCGGATTTGTTTCTTTTGTATTACCATTTATATCTTCACCGAATACATAACTCCACAATTGTTCATCTGCAGCTAAATTTTTTGCATCCCAATTGAATGATTTTAAAACATCGAATAATAATTTATCAGATATACCATCTTTTGATTTGTATCCTAAGTTTCTGGTTTTTTCTATTGATTTTGTATAAAAATATATGTTGTCAAAATGTTGACCTATCATAGTAAAGAAAAGAATTAAACTATCATTTTCTGCATTATTTCTTATGTATTGTGGAATATTATTTAATACATAGTTTGTATTTTCGATATCATAATCTTCTGCTAATGTAATAATATTAGTATACCAATTTTGAACATTGGTATTGGTACTTATCAATCTAGTTGTATTATTATACGGCCAAGTTATAGACCCACTATTATTGGATGTATATGAAGATGATGTATATAAGAATTTTTCAAAACCATCAAACCCTTGTAGTAATTGATTTTTTTTGATTTGCTGTCTTTCCGTTTCTTGTGTAGATGATATGGTCTGTGTTGGTGCGTTTGATGCTGATATTAATTCTTCATATTTTTCTATTAATTGTACTTTGTATATAAAATTATCAACTCTTTCCTTTGCAGAACTGAAATGTACAAAATTGGCCCACATATAATCCGTTGAACCACTAACATAATATTCAATGTTTAAACCATCAGTATTAACTAAAGATGAACTTAAATATGATGAAATTAATTGAGTAGAACTCGAAACTGAACCACTTAGTATCAAAGTATCTAATGATTCAAAATTGGTCGATTGTCCTTTTACAAAATCAACTTCAATATCAAAATTGGGCCCCTTTAACGGAGGACATTTTAAATTATCTTGTTGATTTAAAATAATAGTTTCAATCAGAGGATTTGTCATCAACTTTGTAATCCAAAAAGTTGAATTACTTGTGACATTTGCAGGAAGTGGATTATATAATTTTAATATTATAGATTCAACTTTATCATCGGGTTTAACTATTTCATTACCCAATTCATCCGTAGATTTTTTAGATAAAGTGTAATCGTCTTTTTCCCAAGAAGATATTATAATTTGTTCATCGTTCCCAAAATTAACAAGATGTGTTAAATGTTTACTTTCCTTTTCAGGTTCGTCAATATGGAAGTTTTTTAAGAATGCTTCGAATATTGATGTTTTAATAATATCTTCATCTATTTGTAATACTGGATATGTTAATGAAGTTTTTATTTCATATTCATTTCCAACCAATTCTTCGACACCACTTCTATTATAGGGTTTGAATATTAAAGTTATATTATCGTTACCATTCCATTGTGAATATCTTTTAGCTAAATCTTTTAAAGATATTTTAAAAGAACCATTTGGTGTTAAATTTTCAAATATACCTACTTTGGTTTTATCTTTTAAAACTAAAAAGACATCAATAGAACTAGCTGCAAATGACGAATACTTTACATTATATTCAATATTTAAATCAGAATATGCCGGAATATCAATCACATCTACATATTCAATTTCAGTAATAGATGGGAAATCATTAACTGCAATAAAATTAATAGTAATTTCAACTTTATCACCCGTTCCATATAAATCACTAAATGGTACTGCTATTACTTTTTTATTACCATATATTCCGTCAAAATTATTTAAAAAAGATAGTGCACAATTACCTCTACCCGATTCTACTCTAATCGTTTTTGTTTCTGATAAATAAAAATCAATATAGTCACAATCACTTTGTAAGAAATCAACATTAACAATAACATCTGTATCGGAATCTTTAATTTGTTTACTATATTTGGTTGTACTTAAAAATATAGTAGGTTTAGGTGAACTAATTACTTTTTCAACAATAACAGCAACTGCAATACCACCTGTTAATAATTCTTTTGCAGGAACTCCTATGAAATCTGTACCAACACTCCATTTAGTATAATCGGTTTGATTTTTTTCAGCATTTGTTTTATTTGTATAATATATTTTTTTTATATTATAATTAGATGGTAATGTATTCTTTAAATAAATGTTTAAAATTCCATTTACTAATATAGATTTATTAGATTTTAAACCATCGGTATTAGATGCTGATAATTTTAAATTACCAGAAGTTGTTGTTCCTCCTGAAATTAATTCATAATTTATATTTACAAAATCACCTATTTCATTTTGTAAATTAGAAGTAATTGATAATTCATAATTTATAGCGGGGTCAGGTATTACATCAATATTTGGAGTAGGGTTTTCAGGTGTTGGTTTAATTATATCAATAATAGGTACTTCTAATTCAGGTGTATAAATTAAATCATCCATAGGTGGATTTAATGGTGCAGTATAATATGTTCCACCACCACCTCCACCCCCCAAATAAACATCATTATTATTTAAAAAACTTAAATTGGTTTGGTCTTCGTTAGTAGTAGGCCCTATTGGCCCATCTATATCTACATTTTGTTTATATTGTCTATTGTATCTTATTGACATCTATTATTTTTTATAAATATTTCTATTTTTGATAATCTTGATAAAGTGGTTTATCTACTCTACCATTATTATAGTCACCTGGAATTATAGGAGTATATTCTCTACTACCACCCGACCTCATATTTCCTCCTCCGGTTCCACCACTAGAAGGAGGGGTTGGTTCCACATATCCACAAGTTGGTGAATTTGTTTGAATTAATTGTTCAACACTACCACCATTACCATTCGCATATAAACCATATTGGTCATATCCCTTACACATTGTTGAAAGTAGTGTACCAGCAGTAGGATATGAAGGTACTGGTACAGGTATTGGATTATCTACAACATTTGTTGCAACATCATTAAATATATTTACAGTACTATCTGGAGAATAAACATTTCTTTTTGTTTGTGTAAATGTATTAAATGAATTTAAATTATTTTGAATTTGTTTTTGCAATTCTGTTACTGCAAATTCTTTAGGTAAAGTTTTTAAATTCAATTCTCTTCTTTTTAAAGATTTTAAATTAAAATTGATACAATTTGACAAAATATCTTGTATTACGGATATTATATTAGTAAAATCATAAACTTCACAATCTTCAAATCTTATTTCCGATTGTTTGCCAAAAGTAGATTCTGATATTTTATAATATTTGTTATTTAAATAATAATCAACCGATTGTTTAAAGTCGTTGGATATTTTATCTCTTATAATATTAAAATTATTTAATCCAAAATCTTTTTTAAGAACATTAAAAAAATCTTTACCATATTTTGTTTCTAAATGAGAATTTATTTTATCTAAAAATACATTATCAAAAGAATTTAAAGAATTTAATAAAGCTTTCTTATAATATTTAAAATCTTTATTTAAATTTTGTAAATTTCTAAATTGTGTTTTTGTTTTATCATTAATATTTGGAAATTTTGTTTTAAGTGGGACAATACGAATTTCTTCTCTTGATGGGGAGATTTCTTCAATCCAAACCCTTTCCAATGTATCTTCACTTCCGACTTTATATCTAACAAAGTTAATATTAACTTTAATGATACCATTTATATAACCCAAATCATTTATTAATTTTTCAATATCAATTGCAAGTTCTTTTAAACCACTTTTGTTTGTTATTTGGTACATATAATTTTTAATATCATCCATTTTAATATATGCAACATTATTTCCTGTTGATTGTGGTAATATATTATTATTAGTATCATAGAGTGTTACTTCCATAACATCATATTTACAATCACCAAAATCAGTAGTATCTATTTCCGTTTTTGAAACAATAAATAAATCATCCGATTGAAGAAATTGTCCTTCATTTGAAGATTTATTATCAATATTTTCAATATTTGTATATTTCTTAATGCTCATAAATTAAATATTAAAATGAATCAGGATGTGCTTTAGTAAATCCTGTATCATATATCTTATCTTTAGTAATTCCGTCTGATTTTTTAACTTCTATTTTCATAGTTCCCCCTTTATAATCGCTCGTTCCTGACCAACCTATAAATTTCTTTTTACTATCTACACCACCCCTTCCGCCAGCTGGTTTTTCGTTTATAGTAAGTTTAATTTGTTTTTGTTCTCCTGTGGGTAATGTAATTGTAGTCTGTTCTGCACCAATAATTGCCATATTTTGTATTGGTGTAAATGTGATATTAATTGTAATTGGATTTTTATCATTATTTGTAAAATCAATATAATCACCATTAGTCCATTTATTACCACCATTTGCGTTTATTTTAGCCCATACTTTTGATTTAGCTGGTTCTGTTTTTTCTTTTATTTTAACAATACAAACTTCATTAATTATATCTGCACCTGATGCCATAGCTTGTGCCTGGGTACCTTGTTGAATTGCTTGTTGTTGTTGAACTGCACCCAATTGAGCCTGTAAACCTTCTATTATTGAATTTAAAGAATCAATTTGTTTTATCAATGCTTTAATTTGTGCTTGGAATCCGGTGTTTTGAGATTGTAAAGATGCTCTCAATATAGATTCATCAACTGACTTTTGTAATGATATTGATATTTGACCGGCAAAATCACCAATTGTATTAGTCAATGTATCTATTTGATTTGCCAATACATCATTTGTTTGTTCAATACTTAATCTATTATTTATTTCCGTTTGAACTTGTGATTGTAATGTTGTTACTTGAGTATTTAAATTATCAATTGTTAATGTTAATCTTTGTACTTGTTTTCTCAAATCTTCAACCAAATTAACCTGTTCAGTATATAGTGGTCTTGGAACTAAATCTAAATTTGGTGTAGGTATATTTGGTTTTAATTCTTTTATATCTACATCTATTGCTTTAATAAGTTCAACCTCATCATATTTTGGTTTACTTAAATTTTTAAAAACTAAGGAGCTTGCAACATCCGTATTATCAACAATTGTAACACCATATTCATTTTTAGTATTAACGGCAGAACCTGATATACTTAAAATACTTTCTAAGTCACTTTGTCTTTTGGTTACTAATTTTTCAGATATTGCTTCTAAAGATGTTAACGCCATTATTCTATTATTTTAAATGTCAATTTATCATCTATTATATCGGTAATTCCGTTTTGTACTATTTTAATCTTTAATCTATAAACTCTATCCGCTGCATATGTTGATGTATCTAAATTGAAATAATTGGATGTACTATCACAACTTAATTTAGAATAATCACCAAATGGAACTATTGTTTCGTTTGTTATATAATCTTCAATTTGATAATATGTTGAACCCGATGGTAAATAGTTTGGTTGGTCGTACCCAAATGTTGTTCCAAATGTTTTTAGTGGAAACATATCTCTACCTTTGACTCTTATTTTAACTTTAGTATTTTTACTATATTGATTTTTTAAATTAGTAACTACAACCTTATAATCATCACTTGCAGAACCTGTTACCGGTGTTAAACTTCCTGTTGTAAATAAACTATCGTCCCAAACTAATTCTAATTTAGGTTCGTATATTGTATTTGTTTCCTTTGAAAAGAATTTTAATACACCATAATCAATACCATCATTGGCTACACTAATTGATGCAGATGGGTGGTGATGTAATATAAATCCATTATTCGGTAAAGAACCACTAACCCATATTCTAACTAAATCCGTTACATCCATTCTAATATCATCTGGTTCATTACTAAATGATTGTGATGCCATTGATGCACTATACCAAATACCACCGCCTGAACTATATATTGAACCAATTGAACCACTTTGTGCACCTTGTGTTTTAACCGGATAATCTGTATATTGTAATTCACCAAATACATTAGTCCATTTTTTTGCATTACTACCATCCATATAATACCAAGTAACCCCATCATATGTTACATTATCAAATTTTGTTCCCGTTCCCATTACCCAACTTCCAGATACTGCATTTGCATAAATTGTATATTCTAAAGGTATTTCTTCTGAGTTTGCTGATTTTAAATTTAAGTATGTTTTATAATTAAATACATATTCTCCGTTTGAAATATCCAATGCCAACGATGCCGACTCTAAATTATATGAAGCGGATACCACCAAAGATTGTGTTACATAATTATTCCAAGATGCAGAATATGATGATGATAAACTACTGGTAATTGATAAACTAGTACTATATGATGATGACCAATGTAATGATGATGATACTGCCGTATACCACGAAGATGATATTGTAGAAACGGATGCACTATTTGAATTTAATAAACTATTCAACGATGCGGATTCTTCCAAAACAACTTTGGAAACCTGTGTGATTGGAAATTTAATTAAAGTTCTAGCTATATCCATAGTAGAACCATAATAAAGTTTACCCACTTCTAATATCTCATCCCTACCTGTGTTTTGCTCAGGTTGTTGAAGATATATACTTGCGTCAAATGATGATGTGAAAAATTTATGCATTATATTGCCCTCCCTTTAATGTCTTTGTTAGGAAATTTAACTTCAAATATACATGGGTCTAAAGAAGGATAGACAATCTTACCTTTAGTTGCTGCATCTATATTATATCTATTTGGAGAATAGTTTTCGTTGTTATCACTTTTACAAATGTTGAATATTTTAACCGATGGTACACTCATTACCCCCTCTACGTTTGCAAGTATTAATTCTATTTCTGAAATGTTTATTGGTTTGTTAAATGTCCAATTATCTATATTAAAATAATCTTGTATTTCAGTTAAACAACTTGCAATAACTTCTCTTTTATTAAAATTAGAATATACTGATATTTCAAAATCACAACCCACATTAACAATAAACCCATCAATAATATTAATTGCGTCGGTCATCATTCTATACTCATTCAAATAAATTTTAAGATTATCTTTGATTGCTCCATTTAAAAGTGTTAAATGTTTATTTTCATTATAACCTAAAAGATACATATTAATAGCAAATGGATTATTTACTTCTGCAATATTAGTTTTCTTTTGAGTAAGATATTTTACAAGTTCTGTTTGTATTTGTGTATTGGTAGCGGTTTGTAATGATTTTACTAAGTTAGTAAATTCTGCTATGTTTTGTGGACTTGCTAAAATAGATGAAGGACTATTATTGTCAATTTCACCATCTGGGCTAACATATACTTTTGCAACACTACCATATCTTTCCGGCATTGATAATGCTCTTACAATATAGTCTTGTCTTGTTACTGCTCTATTTTGAGAACCAAATGTTGCTAATGCATTTTGTCTAATTTCTTCTATTGTTTCGGCACCTCTACCACCGGTTGCTGGTTCTAAATTTTCAACTGCAATAGAATTTTTTATTTCGTTGTATGCACCTATATTTTCTTGACTCAATGATAATAAATCTTCATCAAATTCAATTTTTCTAATTTTTGTTAAATCTCCTGTATTTACATTTGATGTGACACCACCACCTACTAAATAAGTTACATTTAATGTTTTATTTATAGGTGCAATACCGAATGTGTTTGTCTTTAAAAAATTAGATGGGTCAATTCCTTGATTTAATCTACTAATGCAATTTGCTAATCCTAATCCAATATTTTTAGTATTAGGTAATAGTTGTTCGTCTCCACTTGCATTATTACCACTTCCAAATTGTAAATCCATCGTATTATCCGAATTTACTTTAACTGAAAATCTATATGGTACTTTTTGTACTTCTAAAATATATGGAACAAATGAAGATGATTGATATGTATCACTATTTGATTGTATATTTGGTTGTTCTACAAAAATACTTTCTTGTGCTAAATAAGGTACTTCATAATATGTTGTACCATCTGCAGAATCTTTTACCGATGTTATTTGTATAATATTTGTATCATTTAATGTAGCAGTTGGGTAATCACCATCATTATCAAAAATTAATGATGTACTAGTTTCTCTTGCAGAAATTACTTTTATTTTCTTTGCAACTAAATATTTTGTTGGTTGTCCTTGTGCATCTCTTTCATATACATCGGTCTCTCTATCAGTCGGATTTGCGAAATCTAAAGAATCCGTAGTTATAAATGTAATATCAGGGTCAGAAGAAGATTGTACTTCTAATCCAGCTTTTACTTTAAGATAATAATTTTCATCAGGTGAAAAAGTTGCATCATTTTTAGCTAAAACTAATTGATAAACGGTTAATGTAGTTACTGCAGGAGTAACTACTTTTGGTTTATATCCCAATGATTGTGCCAATGCTACTACATTCTTTTTTTCCGTTGCATGTGATAACATCGATTCTTTTAATTGTGTATCTTGATAAAAAGATAACATATCACCTATTGCAGCTGCTTGTTCTACAAACACCATACCAGGTGATGATTCGTTAAAATCCGAATATGTGTTTGGAAAATATGTTTTAGTAAATTCAATAAGATTTTGTTTTAATGTTGCAAAATCTTTACCTACATATGATATTTTTTTATTATCGTTTCCCCAACTTTTATCTAAAGGTTTAAGTGCCATTTCTATTAATTGTTATTTACATTTATTGTTACCGATTCTCCTAAATTTGGATTTGACACTAATGAAAATTTTAATTCTAGGTTTATTCTATTATTATCTATATCATTATTATCATAATCAAATATAATCTCATCTATGCTTAAATATGGTAACCAATTTGATACCGCATCTAATATAGTAGATTCAATTTTAGTTTCTATTAATCCGCCATCCATTTGTTCAAATAATACTTTATATATATCACAACCAAATGTTGGATTCATAATTCTTTCTCCCTTCCTTGTTAATATTAGATTTTTTAAATTATCTTTAGCTTGGGTTAGTGTTGTATAATTAACGGCAAATATACCACCTTTATCAGAATTTTTATTTATTCCAATACCAAGTATTTTATAATCATTTTCCGTTAAATCGGTAACATTTACTTTACCAAGTTCTATTGCCATTATTTAAATCTTTTTACTAATTCTGAATAATCTCTTGTCAAAGCTTTCATGGTTGCGTCTTGTAGTGCGTCTCCTGTTGATTCCATTTGTTGTGGAATATTTTGTGGAACACCGGCTTCTCTAAAATCCATTGTATTCCAATCTTCATCCATTTGCATAGTTGGTTGAATCATATCTAATACACTACTACCATTTCCACCATTACCACCTTCTACTCTTTGTGCAGATGTAAATGGTTGAGTCATATTCAAAATCTCATTTATCATGGGGTCTTTTGAAAATTCCCTTTGAGGTTTTGATGATTGTTGAATTGGTTGTTGTCTTTTAACCGGTGTAGGAGTAACTTCTGTCATCTCTCTTAATGATGGAGTAGATGCTTTCTTTTGTGAGTTTAATGTAACTGCACCAGATTTAATTAGTTTAACAAGTTCTTCTTTTACTTGTAACTTAACTTCGTTTTTAACAACTTCTTTAATTAAAGTTAATAAAATTTCTGATTTCATAATAATTGTTTTGTATATGTTTTAGTAATAAATATTTGATTTAATAATTTATCCAATAACTCTATAACCTGTCCAATTTATAATTGCTTTGTTAGGTGGTGCAGGTGGTGGATATTGTGCTATTACCATCATTGTTCCACTAACTCCCATTAAATGAAATTTAGCTACATTTACAAATGGTTCTAATAATATATTTGTTGGATATGAAAATATAAATGTTGGTGGAATAAACCATATATTTGGAATTTCTGGAATTTTATCTTTAATTAAATCATATGCCATAGCCTTTAATTCCTCTTTAGTTGGAATTTTATCTTTTATCATTTCTTTTAATTCCTTTCTTGTTGGTATTTTTGGTATGGCAATTCCTGGAAGTTCAATATCAGGTACTATTCCATCTATTGTGTCTTTTACAAATTTCTTAATTTCTTTTTTTGTTGGTTTTGGATTTGGAATATTATCGGCTAGAGCAATTGCAGATTCTATAGCTGCATGTATTGGTGTTAATATTGTTTCTTCTATTGGTTTTATAATACTTTCTTCTATAATTTTAATTGCTTCATCTATTAATTTATTTTCGGCTTTTTTAATTATATCTTTTCTTTTTGGTAATTCTGGAAATGGGAATTTTATAGCAGCTTTTATTTGAGAACCTATTGATGGTTTTTTCTTTTTTGCTTCTTCGTATTTTTTATAAATTTCAATTGATTGTTCTATTATAGGATGATTTTTTATTTTATCATCTACTACTTCTTTTTTAATAATTTTAAGGATTGTCTCATAAATATTTACTTCCCCTATTGGTGGTATATTTACAGTTTTTTGTTTTAACTCATCTACAAGTTTTTTTAAAGTTTCTTTTAAAGCTTTATGTATTGCGGCAGATAATGTTAATGAAATTGGGTCTGGTCCAATATTAGCAATTGTACCTGGTGCAGGTGGAGTACTAGGCCATCCTCCAGGAGTCAATAGTGGATTTGGTATAGGTGCCATTTCTGCACCCCTCCAATATGCATCAAATGCTGTTGGATATATTTCTTCTAATAAATTAAAATTTTCACCAGCTGAGTCTATTCCTTTTTGAAATGCGTTCTTTATAATACTTGCCATACCGGTTACATTTCCATTCATAACAGGAACACCATAAACCATATCACCACCTCTTTTAATACAACTATCGTATTCCTTAGCAATAAACTCAGCCATTCCACTTATATCTTTTGCATATCGGAATGTCACCATTGCTGCTAATACATTTACTTTATATATTGTCCAAGACATCTTATTTACTTAAATAGTTTCTTGCAGAAAGTATAGTTTTTAATCTGCTTTTTATAGATTTAAATGCTGGTATGTTTTCAGGTCCAGGTGCAGTGGAGCCACAACTAGTAGCATATTTTTGTTTTATGATTTCATCAATTAAATCTTCTAATATTTTTACAAGTTCACCACCCATTACCATTTTTTGAAAATCCTCGCCGGCCTGACTCTTTGTTGGTTTTACTCCACCTAACCAAATATTTCCTGTACCCTCTGTTCCAAAAACAATATTTCTATTTGTTTGTAATACAATATTATTATTACTATGAATGTGTGTATCTCCAATAGAATCAACTGTAAATCTACCATCGGTTATAACTCCAGTATTTCCTTTTCCAAATATAATAAATTCATAAGCTTTTGCTGAAAGGACTACTCTGTCTGAATTTACAAAAAATTGATTACCTTTTAAATCTTTTGAATTTGGATATCCTGTAAATGCAACTTTTTGTTTTTTAATTGTTTCTCTGAATGGAATTTTAACTTTTCCAGAAGTAATATAAACAGATGTCCCATCCTTATCAATACTTTCTTCTATCAATGTACCAATTGGTTCACTATCCTCTGTTTGATTTTGTTTGTTGCGAATGAATATTGATGGTGAAGATGTTCCTCCTATTGGATTACCATTTACAGAGATTTTTTCATCTTCTGTTAAAAAGAATTCTGAAAATCTTATAGTATTTCCGGCTCTACCACTAATGATAGTATCACCATTTCTGGGTTGTAAAAATTTAATTTTTTCATTAACAACATATCCACCCCTATTTTCTTTTTCTTTGGTGTTTGTGTTGGTTGCATTTGAACCACCGGTTTCTACGGTAGTTCTAGCATCGGCTGCAGTTTTATTATCACCAATAACTTTATTAGATGTTCTTTCACTTGTGGTAGATATTGAAGACTTTTCTCTATAATTTGGATATGGTGGATTTGAATATGGTAAATAAAATGTTTCGTTTTCAATTTTAATAATTGTAACCGTTTCACCCATAATTGGAAATGTAAAATTATTTTTGTCAAATGGAAATGCATAATCTTCTTCAACAATTGCATTTTGGTATACATAACTTATTGCACCATATAATCTACCACTGTCTTCTTTTGTAAAGTTATTATTATCATTATAAACTTTAACACCACCTCTTACTCTATCGTAGGGCTTTTCATTGGTTGGATATACTTTTACAACTCTAGCTAAAAACGATTCCATTATAATTTAGTTTTAATTTCTTCAATTTCTATTTCCAAATCACCCATTTTTTCTTTTGTCTTTTCTTCTACCGCATTAATGGTATCTTCCATATCCTGCAGTAATTGTGTCTTTTCATGTTCACTTAACCAACCATCTTCTCCAATACCTTTAGCTTCTGCAGCTGCAAGTCTTTGTGCAATTGTTGCAAGTTTAATTAAATGGTCATCGTTTTTAACCGACACCTCAATCAAATCTTTTATAATAGGTGCAATCACAGTTGCTTCTCCTACATTTTTAATTAATTTACGAAGGGATTCTATTAACTCAGAAATGTTTTTCTTTTTGTTTAATTGATTTTCGTATATATCTTTAAATAATGATGATAGATTTTTACCATCAAATAATTGAAATTCTGTTGCCATATTAAATTATGTTGTTTCCTACTATATAATTATAAAGTTCTTCACTTATTAGATTATAACCCATTTTATTCGGATGTTGAGCTGGATTTTTTGATATCATCTTTATATCTTCAAAACAATCTAATTTAGTTTCTTGTAATATATCTCTCATTGTTTTTTTACGATATTCTAAATAATATTTTGTTTTAATCATATTACTAACATCATCTTTTTCATTTAGGTCTACTATCATCATATCAAATGCATCTGCCATAACATAGTTTATATCATAAAATTCAAATAACTTTTGTAAAAATATTATATAGTTTTGATTCACTATGTTGTAATAGTTTTGATTAAAAAGATTATCTAAAAAAAATGATTTATATTCTCTTAAAAAAGAATCATATGTTTCATTATTACTTTTATAAGAATTAATAAACTTTTCAGGCAGATTAACTAAATGTTTAACCGACCAACTAACCCATTGTTGTCTTGGTAAAAATGCTGCATAATCCCTCAAAGATGAACTCCATAATATAATAACCAAGTCACCTTTTTTAATTCTATTATTTGTAACATCATCTATAATTGAATTAAATATTACAGAATTGGGATTGCCACTTTTGCCATTATTTATCCATTGTAGATTTAATTTATCTGCAAGAGATTTTACCCAAGAATTTTCATTTCTATAAATTATTAATTCTTGATTTTTAAGTGTTGTTTCAACTTCTAAATTACAACCTTCACCCTGTGTCCAACTATCACCATATGCGTGTAGTATCATTACTTACTAATTAAAAATTTACCCAATACTAAATAATCCATATCACAATTATGAAATGTCCAAATTGCTTTTTGTGGGTCATTTGTCATTGTATGGTCTTTTAAGTTAAACGATGTATTCAATAGAATAGGTGTTCCTGTTAGTTTTTCGAACTCCTTTAATAAGTCATAGTAAAGTGGGTTATCTTCTCTTTTAAGTGTCTGTATCCTTGCCGAATTGTCAACATGTGTTACTGAGGGAATGTTTACATCCTTTTTAACTTTGACAACCTGATTCATATATGGAACATCTTCTTCGGATAGAAAATACTTTTGATAATCTTCAATTGTTACCGATGGAGCAAATGGTCTAAACATTTCTCTCTTTTTGACAACCTTATTAATTCTATCTCTAATGTCGGACAAATGTGGATTACCCAATATAGAACGATTACCCAATGCTCTTGCACCAAATTCAGTTCTACCTTGAAACCAACCTATAATATTGCCTTCTTCAATTAGTTTCGCAACCTCTTTACATAGTGTTTGATGAGTATCGTGCATTATAACTTTACTTCTATGATTTTGTAATATAATTTTAAGTAATTCAGGGTTAGTCCATTCCTCACCCAAATACGGAGATTGATTATCCCCACCTTTCACTTTTGGATTGCCGAATGTTTGATGATAATGATATAAACATGCACCTATTGCAGAACCACTATCCGATGGAGCAAATGGTATAAATACATTCTTAATTGCCGTAAAGTGTTTGATTTTACCATTGGCAGTTCCATTATATGCACAACCACCACCTAATACTAAATTTTCACATTCCCAAATATTTGTAATTCTATTGATAATAAAATATAATGCAGCTTCATACCATCTTTGTAATGAAGCAGCTAAGTCTTTATGATGTTGTTCTATTGGTTCATCTTTGAAACGTGGAGGAAATCCAATTAAATCTATTAACTTATCATTAAACATATCGTTATCCGATGTATGCCATGTAAAGTAAGACATGTCCATCTTTACGATGTCGATTTCACCACCGGTAGTAACAACTTTGTCAAATATGTTATTGTATTTTTGATTATCCCCATATGGAGCAAGTCCCATTACTTTATACTCACCTTCGTTTGGTTTGAATCCTAAATAAGCAGTAAATGCTGAATATATCAATCCTAACGAATGTGGAAAGTGTAATGTTTGTATTTTGTGAAACCCCTTCTCATCACACATTGCAGCGTATATAGTATGTGACTCACCAACTCCATCAATTGACAAACCTATTGCTTTATCAAATGGTGATGTATAGTAAGATAGTGCCAAATGTGAATGGTGATGTAATGAATATAAAATTTCTCCATCATATCCAATTGATTCTAATATTCCTTTTAAGTTACCTTCTGTTTCATTCCATCTTTTAATAAACTTTCTCCATTTCATTGGATATCTTAAACCACCCCACTTACCAATCGTCTCTCTAACTCTTTCAAATTTATCGTTTGGATTTTCATACCAACAAACCATATCAATTTCATCAATTGTTATTTTTGCATATTCTAAACACCATTGAATTGCTTTAAACGGAAAAGAACTATCATGTTTTTCACCAGATAGTTTTTCTTCTTCAATTGCACATATTACTTTGCCATCTATAACTAATGCTGCTGCTGAATCATGGTAAAATGCTGATAAACCTAATTGTATCATATTTTAAATTTTTATATCACCATATTTATCAAATTCACTATAAAGTGCCATTTGTTTTTCTTTCATTTTATTGACAACTTTTGTAATATAATGAGTAGGGTGACCTGTCATTTCTCTAATAAGTAAATATAGTGACTTTTTGTTAAAATTTTCTATGTAATTCGCTCTTCTAAATAATTCTAATACGGAATCTGCAATTTGCATATCTCTTTTCTTTGTAAAATGATTTTCTAAATGTTTATCCCAATATTCTAACATTCTAATATTAAATGTTCTATGTTCGTCATTTCTTTCCTCCTCTCTAAAATTATTTTCAGTATCAAATGATTCTGGTAAACCCGACATCACATCGGTATCTTTATATCTTTTATAGTTTGCATTATTATTTAAAATAAGATAATTTCTTGCAACAATTGTAAAATAACTAAATGCTTTACCTTTTCCTGCTTTGTACATATGAATTTTTTCAATCATAAATGCCACAACTTCCGACATTACATCTCTTGGGTCATCATCAAAGTAAGTAAACTTCCATTTATTGTAAACTATTTCTGCAAGTTTATCAAATGCAGATGCAATTCGTTCTCTATATAATTTATCTTTAATAAACTGGTCATTAGTAAGATTATACTCAATGATTGCATCTTCGGTATCTTTTGGAAAATATTGTCTATTCGGCCCTCGCTTCTTTCTAATTGCCATTTTTTTGTTGTTTGAATTTTTCTATTGTTTCTTTGATTTGATAAAATATAGAACCAACTTCATCATCCTTCTCAAACATTTCACGACTATCAATTAGTCTCAATGCTTCCAGTAATGCTTCGTTTCTTTCAATTTCTGTTTGTATAAATTTTTGTGTATCTTCGTATGCATCTTCGTATTTTTCTAATTTTTTTAGAAGATTGTAAACTACATATGATAATGTAATTATAAGTAATGTAAGTATTGTATATATCATATTAAACGATTTCGTATCCTTGTAAAAATAATTTATTTGCATTTTTGAATTTAACTTCAATCAATTCACCTTCTTTTGATTTCATTACAATCTTTTCATTTCTGCCAAAGTCTACTTTTTTAACAACCTGTGTGTTATAAACTCTATCTTTAATGGTAATTCCGTCCAAATGGTCAATTTCATGTTGAACAATAACCGTCATCATTGTTTCTTTTGATATGGATTCATTTGTTTTATCACCTTCTGGATTAATTTCAAATGTTAACTCACCCAAATTATCCGTATCAATTACGACTTTACAAGCTCTAATAGTTCTTGTTGGTTTTGAAAGTGATGATGGGATAGATAAACACCCTTCCATAAAAAGAAATCCTTCTTTTGACTTTTCTTTAATAATTGGATTTACTAAGAATAATTCCTCTTCACCCAATTTAATATAACAAGCTCTCTTTTTAATTCCCAATTGAGTTGCTGATATTCCCAATCCAGGATATTCAGTTAAACCTTCTTCTAATTGTTTTCTTAACTCATCTGCTTCTTGTTGGGTTATTTCTGATTTTAGTACAGGAGTTTTAAGATACTCTGTAAACTCTTTTGTTATTAGTCCGTTAGAACCTTTGTCAACTATTAATTTCATATTTTATTTTTTTAATCCGTATTTAATCCATTTATACCAAACTCTTTCGTGAATATAGTATTGTATGGGTTTATAAATCAATTCTGCTACTCCAAATGCTGCTCCAATTTTAATTGAACCACTTATCAACCACATTAATAAGAAACCAACTATGGTACTTATAATACGATATGAAATGGTTTTAGCAATGTGTCTCTTACGCTCTACTATCATCTTCGGTATCTATATTGTAAACGATTACATCACCATTTGAGTCGATGTATTTTTTTCTAATTGCAGTTCCACTAATTTGTTCTATTTCTTTTGGTGGTTCGTGATAGATTACATCATATCCTACACCTCTACCATAGTTTACACTTTCAATATCAGGAATCATGCTGATTAGAATTTTATCTATGTTTTCTTTTATAAATGTTTCTTCCATTAAATCCATCATGACTCTATGTCCTGATTTAGGATTGTTTTCATCGTTGGGTACATCCCTAACGGCTATCCAAACATTTTTACCTTTTTGTAATTGTTGATTTATTAACCACTCATGACCTTTATGCCATGTTTGCCATCTTCCAATAAATAATGCGTATTTTTTCATATTTGTAATATACGAAAAT